ATTCCCGGAATGCATCAATAATTGGCTGTAGAATCTCCTGTGCAAATCCTAGAGTTCCACTCAAATCTACATCAGGATTTCTTACCCATTCTTCTATAGCTTGCAAGCCTTTTTTCAGTTGCGGACCAAGGTACCTCATCATCTGTCCGACCAAACCAGAAATGGCCCGCAGCATAACCTTGGATGCAGTTCGTAATATATCGACGAGCGGACCCTTTTCCAGGAAGAAAGTTGAAAAGTGCATCTTCATCTCATTCATGAAGGACTCAAAGCCGGCGTCGGGATCGTACTGTAAAGTAATAAACAGACTCTTAAATGATCTGGTTATATTCTTCATTAGTCTGCCGAAGCCCTTTGGATCAAATAATCCTGCGAGTGCACCTGACAATTTTTTAACGCCTGGAAATAGCCTCATAAACATTTTGCCAACTTGCCGGCCGTGCCGAAATACGATTCTCAACGATTTAGCTATATTCCTAAGAACTTTTCGCATCTCTGCAGATTTTAAAATACCATCGCCGAAACCTTGTAAAAATGCATCAAAGAAACCCTTGAATTTTCTAGAGCCCTGCTGAACTAGTCTTTCGATATTTTTGTTAAGCTCTTTGAGCGCCTGGACGTGAGATAACTGTTTTTTACTATTCTTATCAGTCTTCTTGGTGATATCATCATAGCTCATACTCAGGCCACGCTGAGAGAATGCCATTTTTGTCTGCTCGGCTGTTAGGCCGATGCTCGAACCCATCATCTTGAGTTGCTGCCTGGTCATATTTTTGACTGATTTACCAGTAGCCTTGAAAGCCTTTTGCATCATCTGAAGTCTCTTAGCAGGGTTCTGCTCTCGCATCATCTTCATTGCGTCAACATTCATTCCCAGCGTCTGAGCAAGCCTGGATGCTCCCCTGGCTGCGTCCTCAAAATTATCCCACTTATCTACTAGACCAGCCAAAGCCTTAACTTCTATACCCAGCTTGTGTGTGTAGACAGCAACATTGGCCATCACCTTGGGTGCCATTCCGCCAAAAGTATCAAAATCTGCAACCATCTCCCCCATGGCTTTGCCAATGACTTTGGAGCTAATACCGTGAGCTTTACCAGCATGAATAGCGGCGTTTGCAAATTTATTCATGGCCGCAGTTAACGTACTGCCGGCGTTTACTGCCTTCTTACCTATCTTGGCCATCTGTTCGGATGTCAGGCCAAGACCTTTTTTGTACATAATGAGGGTTACGCCGTTCTTCTTTAGTTCATTTTTAAAGAGTCCAAAAGCAGCACCAGCTGCCGTAGCCAGCTCAGCAACTTCACCCAAAAATTTAGCTAAACCTTCTGATCCGTATCCAAAAACTCTTGCTAGGCTGAGGCCTGAGCCTGCAAGATTTCCCATTTGGCCGCGAAGCGTCTTTAGCGTCCCTACTATCGCTCCACCTTCGTTTTTAGAAATATCGCCAAATTCTTTTCTAACATCCTCCATCGCCTGTCTAAGGGCATTTCCGGCACCGGCATTCTGCTGAGCTAGATCCACTAAACCCCCCAGGACCTTGAAGGGGATACTCATGATTGAAAAACCTACTTTGGCTATTGTACCAATGAGAGAGGTAACTATGCTGAGAGCATTTTTGACAATATTAATAACGCCAGAAAAGCCAGCTTTAATTCCGCCTATAAAGCCTGCAACGCCACCGGCCATTGCAGCCTTTTGTACATTGCTTAGATTGCTTGCAAGCTTGCCAGCATTATCTGCGCCCTCTTCTAATGCTTCGTTGAATTCATCGGTACGATCTTTTGCTTTGCCGATTCCTTCTTGGATGCCGCCTAGGCGCTGCTCCATCCCTTCTAGGTTTTTACAGTCTAGACCATTGCAGACTTCTTTAGCCATTTTGGCTTGAGCACCGAGAAGATCAACTTGATCTCTCAGCATAACTTGACGCTGTTGTAATAGCTTGTTGATCTGTTGGTGTATCTTTAATTGTCCACCTGGATCGTCAGTTGCTGCCATGCCAATTTCCTAAGTGCTACTAATGCATTTGATAAATATCAACCTAATCAAATTCCTGGCCAGTTGATTTTCACGTAAATCTTCTTAATTTAGCAGGTACGTTAGGCCTGGATTGGCCATTCCACATTCTTTGTTCCGGAGAATTATGGTGAGCTGCGCGGGACATGCTCTGATCTTTTTCAGATGCGCGCTTGAATTCTTCGTTAATTCTATGAATGAACCAAATCCTCTGCCATATAGGTAAATTATAAGATTCATTGTATGTAAACCCCATGTAGTACATCAGGGTAAATATTTGTTCTAAAAATAAATCTTTATTTTCAGGAGTCAGGCCAAAAAAACGAGGCACCCATGGGTAGGCGCACCTCCGATGATTCGTCGCAGTGGGGACAATCTAACCAAGCTGTCATATCGATTCCGGGCTCATTTTTGTCTATATAGTTACGCAAAAACAGAGAATCCCTGGCTGGCATATTTTTAACAAAGGTATTGATCTTATTTTTATCCTTGATACTCTCGATCGCCACAATGGAATAATTCAGCCTTGTAGTTATTAAATTATCGGCCTGCATACCTTGCTTCTTCTTGCGCTCTGAAGCTATCGTAATTTCCTGCTCATCTTTACCGGTCAAAAACCTAAAATGAACTGTCTTTTTTGTTACAGGCAACTTCGCCTCAAATAAATTTGCGCCCTCAGCAACAGGCTGTATACCGAGATTTTTGATAGGCAGATCCGTAAGCTTAAAATCGTGTTTAGAAGTCTCTCCACACGATGGGCAGTTAACTTCGGCATTATATTCGGAACCGTAACCAGTTATCCTAAGCGCTGTCATTATTGCATTTCTATCGCCAGATATCATTTGATCTACGTCTATATTTTTATCAATTAAACAGGATTTTATCAACTGAGTAATGACGGTCCCTTTTTTAATCAAAGCTCTCGAAGTTAAAATATCTTCTTCTTTAGCCGTCATTGCCTTAATCTCTATGGCTTCTACACCATGCAGCGAAGACTCCACATCATATACCCTGCCGTGCGAAGGCAGTGGAACGAGCTCGGTAGGTACCTCAAAACCAAAATCGTCCTGCATTACATTTCTCGCAGTAAAGCCTGCGGCCTGCGCTTGCTGCGCAGTAAAGATAGAATTATTCTCTCTATTATCAGTTGACATTAAAAACCTCTAAGTACGAATATTGATAAATGTATATTTTACAACGGCTGCTGTAAAATAAAAAAACGGCACTTTACAGTGCCGTTCCTAATAGTAAGAGGGGGGGGGTTTAGATAAATTAGTACTGCAGTACGCAGTTATCAAATCTTAAGGTCAAGGAAATTTCCGTCGCATCACTTGCGCTGTAATCTAAATCTCCAAACCCTGCACTAGTAATCCAGGTGCCCTTAAGGTCCCAAAGTTCGACAACAGTACCGACTGGATCTAAAAGCTTTAGTTGGCAATCCCGCTTATAAAAATCAGCGTAGCCAGAACGACCAGAAACAGATTCAAAATGAGTCCTTACCCATTCCATCACCTGTTGTGCGCCAGAAGGCGCTATGGGATCGTGTAAAGTAACACCGACCGTATCAAAAGTAGTTTTTCCAGCAATATACCTAGTATGATTCATATAGGGAATAGTGATTTCTTCAGTATTTATTGTTGGACGGTTAGCAGTTTTCATTAAAAATGCGTCAATTCCCTCAATAGCAAAAACCCATCTAAACTTTCTTTTGGGCTCAAACTTATTGGGCAGCATGTCTGAAACTGGAAGCGTATTTGCCATCTTGTTTTCTCCTTAAAACCCCTCTAGAGTTTCTCTTTATTAAGTATGTGTCTCATCGAATATTTTTTAATAAGTAAGCTTAATTAGACCCATTATCGTTTAATAGGCCGTCCAGCGTTTCTTCGAACTGCTCCTGGATTAAAAGTTCTGTACCAACAGGAATTAAATATATACTGCCACGGATAGTATTATTTTCTCTATCCTTCTTAGATGTCGTTCTAGTATTAATCCTGACATCAAAATCTGTTACGCCGCCTAAAGATTTTATATTGTTCAATATATAATCCGCCCTTTCCTTAAAATCTTGTAAAGTCTCATCCTTAATTTGTTCAAAGAGTAAACTTCTGGCGATATCCCTAATCGTTCTTCTTATCGACAGCAGCAATAGCCTAACACTAATCAAGTCAAAAGCATCAATTTCAAGCGACAGGGTTTTT